GTAAATATTTATCAGCTTTTTCGCAACTTTAAATCGCTTTACTTCAAACGAAAGTGAGATTTCTGCATCAAACTGTGTTGCAATAGACAAAAGTCGTTCTGTACCCGATGCTTCACCCTCCCACGACAATGTGCGCGACCGGTCACTGATTTCATTTATTCCTATAACAAAACCGCTGTCGTATGCAAATTTTTCAACATACCACGCAATCGGGTGCGATTCTGTATTTTCAAAAGCTTCGCATTCACGGTTAATGAGATCCAATCCTGCATCCTCGGCATATACCGATACTACCTGGTTCTGTGTATCTGTTTCTGCATCAACAATTGTGTAAAATTCATTTTCCAGCGACCGCGCTGCTAATAGATAATTTCCTGGCGTTGTGATCCTTTCAACTCGACCCTTGTTGTTTCCATACGGAATTTCAAATTCGAGCGATTTTGCACCAGATTCTACCTCGTCTGTTATTTTGTCGTTCCGGATGTATAACCCGTCAAATAGCTTTGTGCTTGCCTTGTCCAGCAAAGCCATGTATCTATCAGCAAAATATATAATCACAAAAACGCCTCCCTGAACCGAATGATGTACTCGGGATTATCCTTCACCCAGTTCGAGCAAGTCGCTGAAACGCTGTTTTCATCCCCAGCGCGAATACAAAAAGATTCCCAACCGTTTTCGATGTCTCCCAGATCATCTCGTTGTTGACCGTTGACATATATCGTTCCAGTTGAGCAATCTGCCGTTACCACATCGCCCTTTGAAAACAAATTTGGCTCATCGATCACTTTTTGAACGTTGTCCTTGCTAAAAGTCAATGATCGCAACGCATTTACCTGCATAACAGACGCCGAGCCGCACTTGCCAAAAAACGCGTCAATCTCTGTTGCTTTTACATTCTTTAACGCGCCTTCAATAAATCCGGATCTTTTCCAGTATCCAGCGCGACTTTCGTCCGGTAGTTCAAATATAATCGTATCATCAAAACGTTTAAAGATAGAAATGTATCGGTTATCAAACCCTGTAAAGCAATTTTGTCTTGACATAATAAACGAAAATGTTTTTACAGTCGAGCCATTCACAGAGAGGAGTGCCTTGATATTTGCATCACCTGCACCATCTCTATAAAACGTAATGCCTGCGATGTGTTTTTTCTGTCCTTGCGTTATTGCAGAAGTCGATACTCCATAGATATTTAGCTGAAAAATTCCTAAATCACTCGCATTGTCCGAATAGAAATAATTTTTGAATGTCAGCGAAAAGTTTAGCGCACCTTCATCGCCATTAGAATCTGCTGGAATAGTTCTTGACATCGAAGGACCGCACCAAAGCACGCCATCCCCCGGCGTTCCATAGTCAGACGCCAACGCAACGTTTGTTTTCTTTGCGCTGTTATTCACATATTCCGTCATTGACGATATGCCAACGCTACCGCTAACACTATATTTAGTTGAAACAACAGGAGTGGCGATGTTTTTAGACCAATTATTCAATTCATTCGTGGAAAAACTTGCAATATTGACTAAATTTTCGTCAATATAGCGCGCCTGACCATCCACTTCTTCCGGATTTCCGATCATAATTGCAGCATCTGCGCCAGACGGCACAATTACAAGTTTTCCGTCCTTGTCGAAAATATTCGTTTTGTTCGGATGGTGAAAGAACGTTATGTATCCGCAATCTTGTGCCATAACCGCGGACAAAACCGGATAAACAGGATAGGTTCCCTGGTACACAAATTCCAGCGACTTAAAAGTATTCGATGATATTACAGTTTCTTCAAGCGAATACTTGATGGGATCTGCGCAGTAGAACTCGATCTCACCTGTAATGGTATTTCTGCCGGGCGGAACATTTGATATATTTGTCATTGTGCCAGTGAAATATTTATCCGGCTCATCGGCAAAAACAATCTGGCCTTGACGTATCAACAGCAATCGGTTGAGTTCGTTAAACAGAGCTCGGAATTCGTATGAATCCCGAGCTTCTAACCGAAAAGCAACGGTAATTGTTCGCGGCAGATAGCGTGCGTACCGATAACCTGCTCCATCTCGTGCGTCAATAGAGTCTGTCTTAATTTCACTCTCTATTGATTCTCGCCCTTCGACATTCAATGTGCGGAATCCCGGTATCGCTTGATCTAGCCATACTCCATCAAACTGCAACGCTTCTGCCGGAAGTAGTTGCTCTGGGATCTGTGCTTCTATTGTGTCTACAAAATTGTAACTCATTTACGCCCCTTCCTTCGTTCCTCTCGGCGTTGTTGCGTTTCCAGTTCAGATTTCGTGTATGTTGCCGTTGCTCTTGCAACTTCTCGACCATCAAGATCCGAATGAACAACGATCGTATATACCGCATCGGAACGGTATCCATATGCGTCATATAGTACCGCATTGTCCCCCAGGTTTGATATTATCGGCATATTGGTAAACGTTGGTGTACTTACCAATTCAGCCGCCGCGTGGCGTGCCGCTGGAACTTGGTCTTCAATGCCATATACCCAAGCTACACCGTAATACCTACCAAGTCCATAAGCCACACGCGACGGAGAGGGAATTTTAGCTTCCGCGCGAATTGCCGCTTCTGCTGCAGCCGCCAATTGCGCCGCGACAGATCGCACGCGCCCTAACTGTGATTCCATTCCGTTTGCCAAGCCTACTCCGATATTGCGTCCAGCGCTATACGCACCGCTGGACGCGCCGTTTAAGCTGGATACAATGTTTCGCGACATGCCTCTTGATGTCGATACCGCTCGCGCGCCGCCAGAACTAATCGCAGCATTAAATTTCGCCATTGCCTGCGTAGCAATAGCAGGCAATTGATTCGTGCCACTCTTTACGCCGTTTTGCACATTAGTGCCAATCTTTTGACCGGAACTTTTCGCCCGGCTTGCACCGTTATCAAACGAGCTTATCAGTTTATTCATCGCACTTTGCGCAATGCTTCCAAGGCCATTCAGTCCAGACTGAACAACACTGATCGAGCCTTGCATTGCACCGATAGACGTTTGTGCAGACTTTGCGTTGCTGGATATTGATTTCATTGACGCATTCACAGCGACAAGCGCAGCTGCCATAGCGACCGATCCGCCAGCAGCCACCAGCATAGCCGCGCCAAACGCAGCAACACCAATAGTTGATGCCACTGCTACTGCACCAAATGCCGCGAGAGTGGCTGTTCCGGCCAGCAGTGCCGCAACCAGCGCCAGTTCTGCCGTAGACAAAGCGGCAACCCCGGCCGCAGCGGTAAGCGCTCCTGCGCCCACTGTCGGAAGCGCCGCGCCAAGCAAAGTTACACCTGCTGCTGTAATAAGTACGCCAGCGCCTAAGACAACGACAGCCACACCAAGTGCCAACACACCCGCTGCTGCAACCAAAGCACCTGCACCGACTACTAAAAGCCCTGCACCTAAAACAAGTGCACCTGCACCAGCTAGTGCTGCACCAGCTGCAAACACAACCATAGATGCGCCAAGTGCCGCAATAGAAGCCGCGCCGCTCACGCCGTACTCAGTCACAGTCGGAAGTACAGCGGCTACAACCGCCAGCGCAGCTGCAGCTGCTAATGCACCAACGCCAACTAAAGCGATGCCAGCACCAAACGCTACGAAGCCAACCGCGCCAGCAGTCAGTGCCGGCCCTAAAGCAGCAGCTCCAACCGCAAGTCCTGCGATTGCTGCAACCATGCCAACCATAACCGCAATAGCCAGCGGACCTGCATTCGCCAAGCTGATAGCAGATGCCGTCAAGATGGCGAACCCCGCAGATACCAAAACAACAGCCGCACCAAGCGCCAACATTGCTGTAGAAATAGCCGTTAATTGTGCCGGGCTCGCTTTAATCGAATTCAGCATCACAGCCATGCCTGCGCCGAGTGCTGCCACTGCGGCAATCATTCCAAATAAAACAGCAATCGCAGCCGGTCCTGCATTTGCTACCGAAATGGCCGAATATGCTAATAGCGCAAATCCTGCGCTGATTGCTAAAACGGCGACACCCATTAGTGCAAACGACTTTGCAGCTGCAAGCATCTCATTAGAACTTGTTTTCGCCGCGCTTCCTGCTGCTTTCTCTCCGGCAGCAATGCCCAAGAGCTTGCCAGCAATTTTTCCAACGCCTCCCGCTGTCAATTTTAAAAGCGCCCCAGAAAACGTACCAACGAACGGCGCAACTGTTTTGACAATCTTGAATCCTTGATAAGCAAGGAATAGCTTAGGCAAAAGAGTGATTAGTTTTGCAACGGCGTCCGAGTGTTCCTCGAGAAATCCCGCAAAGGTTGTCAGCGCCCCTGTTGCTACTCCTAGTGCGTCTGAGAAAGTATTTACGCTTTCGGTCGAACCAAACGAGCTGTTCAAGTCTCCCATAGATGACTTAATTGCCGAAATGGCACTGCCAAACGCAGCGCCAACCTCTTTTACGTCGTCTTTGAATACATTCCAATACTTTCCTGCGTTTTTTAGTACAGCTGATGTCTTATCGGCAAGTCCCGATGCATCCAAAGAACCAACCGCATCTACAATTCCGCTGATAGCATTGATTCCAGCCGTGGATAGTACGTCAAATGCCGGTGACAGCTTGTTAGATACTGTTTCTTGCAAGCCATCCATTGCTTGATCTACTGTTTTGTACTGTGTAGCCAGTTTGGTGAAGCTGTCATTCGTGCCAACTTTTGCAATTGCATCGAAGAAATCCTCGGTCTTCACTTTACCGTCCTGCACATTTTTGACAAGCTCGGCTGTAGTCATTCCCATCGATTTTGCAATCTGAGAAATGCCTGCGGGCGTCTGTTCGAGCATCAACTTAAAGTCTTCCCACGCAACTTTTGGTTTTGCAGCCATTTGCGTCGCCTGCTGAGACAATGTTTTCATTGCCTGTTTTGGATTTTCGGACGCAGCAGCTAGGCCGCCAAAACCTTTTACCAGCTGCGTGGTATTCTTTGTACCGACTGCAGCCAACTGCGAGTATGTAGACGCCATATCACTGGCGCTATAAATTGTTTGTTCGGCAAAAGATTGTAGCTCGCCCTTGATGCTGGCAATTTCATCTTTTCCTTTGCCTGCCATTTCCATGTTGGCGCTGAATGTTTTCCACGCGGCGTTCGAGCTGCTGATTTCACCAACCAACCCCGTTACGCTACCAGATATAGCACTGAACGCCTGCTGGCCAATGCCGGCTAAAATTCCGAATCCCAAACCGCCCGTGATAGACGATTTCAACCCGCTGAGGGCAGACGATGCATTTCTGATTCCTGCTGAAAAGTTTTTGTCATTTGCCGACAAGATTGCTTGCACGCTGAAGCTCTCTGACATCAGTCTGCCCTCCTCCTCAAGTGATTTTTCAATCCTTCAAATCGGTCTTTGTGATTTCCGGTGTGCCTTGCATTTTCTACAGCCTGTTTGTAATTAAAGAATTTATCGAACCGGTTATACACCGGTTTGCTCTTGTTCTTTCCTACTTTTTTTGTTGCCTTTACAGCAAGGTTCAAGAACGCTTGTAAATGATTGCGATAGTCTTTATCAACTTCACGCAATGCCGCCGCTTCCATCATCATCCGATATTCCGGTATAGTGATTTCGTCAAATTCATGCAATATACGGATGCCGCAATATCGAAAGCAGTTGACTGCCGCCTCTCGATACCATTCTTCCCAAGTTAGCTCTGCATCTGTTTCATCCGCTTCTCTACGGTTTCCTGAAGCTCTCGCACCGCCTTCTTTGTACAATTCGCATTCGATAAAAAATCGAGCACATCCTCAAACAACTTGTCGATGTCCGTGCTTTCATCTTCGATATATTTTTCCAGCAAAGTGCGAGTTACGCGCAAGCTCTGCCCTTTATTTGCAACGTCCAGCACATCCACGAGCGCCTCTACATCACCGTCAAGCAACTGGCCGATCTTATAACGCACTCCTGCGTTTTGCTTCACATTCGGCGCTCCGTCAACGGGGATCTGTACCGTCTTGTTGATTTCTTTGACAAATCCCATTCCCGCATTAAACTGATATACTTCGTTCTCGATCGTCAATTCAAACATTTGTTATACCTCCTCATGCGCCGGTTTTAGGCGTGTCCTTGAATACATACTCGGCGGTCTCCTGCTGCGCCGCAGTAACCGTTACATTTCCAGTCTTTCCACTTCCGTTAATGCCAAATGTCAGCGATACTTCTACGAAATCTTCTGCATTAGACGTTCTCTCGATCTCGGTAAGAAATCCCTGGAAATAGCGTCCTTTGAACTGATTTGCCTTGCTCGCAACCGGTTCAGCCAGATTTGCTTCCCAAATTTCAATGAGCTTGTCATTATCCATTGCATCTTCCAGATCATCGATCAGCGTATCACCCTTCGACAAAATAGAAGTTGCCGTAATCTCTACCTCGGTCGTGCTCGGCGTGCGAATGCTGCCGTCTTTTGTTGCTGTGCTGTCTGCGTCTTTAGACTTTGTGCGGCCATTTTCTGTCGTAAAAGCCAACACCGCGCCGTCTTTTGCTGCTGCATTTTCAAGAATTCGATACAAATACACAATCTTTTTGCCCTGAACTGCTTCTGCAAATTTCTGCAGATCAATTTTCATTTTTGCTACCTCCCGCAAAATTTGAATGTCATATACAGCACCCCGTGCAGCAACGGTGATGCCGTTGTGGTGTCCGTCAAGATTCTCTGATCTACACCGCTTACGCTCCATGCAAACGATGGTGTATAGTGTAGCTGCCGACACAGAGATTTCAACGTTCCAAGCATTGCCGATACAGTCCCGCGTTTTGTCGGACTATTATGCCAAACGTGTATTGTTTGATACACGTTCCCAAAAATCGCGGACTTGTTTTCATCGTCAATCTGTTGGCTGTCTGCTAAGTAAACAAAAGGATACGGTGTGTTTACAGGCGGCATCGCACCATCATACACATCGTATCCTTGTTCTTTTATTGTCACTAGCAAGGCGGAGAAAAGTTCTTGCTGCGGATCTGCACTCATCTTATCACCTCGTCAGCGTTTTCATATCTTTTTTGAACTGTGCTATCTGTTTTTCAAACGCAGGGCGCACATACGGTTCCGGAGCCATAAAGCGTGTTCCGAATTCTGGATAAGGTGCATAGTCTGTAGTCGGTGACACCGTTGCGGTCATTCCACCATCAGAAAGTTCTGTGTTAATGCTACCAGCCGTATCACCTGTTGAGTATCCTTTCACAAACGCTGTGCCTGCGTTTGCTTTCATAGCTTTGTTTAGCTGATCTCCATTCTTCCGCACCACAGTTTTTACAGCTTCCATATTCACACGCTTTTTCAACGCTTTATCCAATTCAGCAACTCCAACCAATTTTATGTCTGCCATTACTGTATCTCCGATAACACAAATGACTGCTTGACCCGCATTTTTCTGCTATAGTCTACTCTATAAATCGCGTCTCCAATTCGAATGTTATCAAATTCATCTAAATAATGATTTTGAATGTGCGCTGTAATGCTGCCTTGTCGAATTTCCCCGTACACGAGATTCATTGTCTCGGTACGGGTGTCCATCACACTTGCAAAACGTACAGTCTCTATCACATCATCTTCTGCATAATCCCCCGTAGTCTCGTTATATTTTCCGCGGGTAATTCGCCGAAAATAGATTGGCGTATCATATCTCATAGGAATCTCACTCTTCCACGCTTGGTGTTTTTCTGTTCGTCTTGCCACGCTTCGATGTCGGTCATAAATCCAGAAAAATCATTATCTGAATAAGAAATACTCTCTCCTTCGACAGCGTGCGCCGACATGCCTTCCGATCCGATGCGATTGTATCGGATAACAGTTACTTCTTCAGCAATGTAACCTAACTGTTCTGGAATAACATCAACGCCGCCAAGCAGCACTTGTAACCGAGCCTGCACAGAGCGCAAAATAGTCTCTAAAACTTCATCTTGCGTGCCATCCGTGATGCCCAATAAGATTCTTACATTATCAAGCGTCATCGTTGCGCTTCTCTGTATCGTCAACATGCTCGATCAGCGGCGTGTTCTGCATATTCTTATCGCCAAGCAGCTCTTCGATACGCTTCTTTGTCGGCTTTGCGCCTGCGCGCGGATATGTGTCACCAACTTCATACGGATGAGACTTGTCCGACAGATCTGTGAAATAGTGAATAACTTTGTAACTCATATATTATTCTCCTTATGCCCCGGTAAATGCAACTTTGACAACGGCCTTTTTGTTGTCTGGCAGAATAAATTCGCCCGCCTTGCCAGCTCCCTGCAGCGCTACGCCGTCAAAATCTTCGGATTCGATTGTTCGAGCGGTGTTGATACCAGTGTACGCCTTTGCACAACCTGCGATATATGCATAGCAGCATTCTTTTGTCTGGAACTTATTTGATGGAATTTCCTTAATCTGGAATCCCTTGAAGCTAACCAGACCGTTCTGGTCAATATTTACCGAACTGCCCTTGCTGCTGGTAGTGACCGCCATGTTTACGATTGCATTGTACAGCTTCGGATTTACTTTCATCATTCTTTCGCCAACAGCTTCGATGTCGGTGAAGTATTCATCCAGGCTGTCGGCCAGCGCAAGCACATTATCCGCAGTGTAATCGGCCAGATTCAATGTCTTTCCCGCAGAGGCGGAAATGAACTTGCTGTGTGCTGCATTAAACGCTGCGGTCTTTGCTCTTGCCTGCAGTTCCAGCCGGTCTGCAATTGCAGCTTCAAAATCATTGTTGACTGTATGCCGATC